AGGAATATTGCTTTTTCCAGATTGCTTCCATAGCATCATCGTCATCCAACAATGCACTCTGTGCAGCAAATTCGGATGAATCATAGTTGCGGTAACCAGCAACGTTCTTTGCCTTCAGTTTGAAGTTGGCACCTTGCCAGAAGTCAAACGGATCGATTGCTTCCTCATCTTCAAACTCGGGTTGCATTGCTGCAGTGATCTTATCAAAGATCTTCTTACCGAACTTGTAAAGCATTGCTCTACCTTCATTGGAAGGATTAGCAGGATCTTTTACAACATAGATGTTAGCAACGTAGGTCAGTTTACGCTTTTGCTTACGTGCAGCATCTTTACCAGCATCAGTGCCGTTGTTCCACAACAAAGAATTATATTCAGAAACAGGATCTTTTTGCCCCAAAGTGGTGAGAGAATTTTCAATGTACCAACCACCAGGACCTTGGAAGGCGTGAGAGTACAGTTTAACGAACGGAAGATCTTCACCGTTGGGAGCAGGAAGGAAACGAATGACGGCATAACCATTGCCGCTCTTATCACATTCTAGTTTCCATAGACGATCATCACCTGATGAACCGCCATTATTATTCATTTTCTCAACTTCCTTAACAAGTTTTTGAGTTAGGGAGCCAAGCTTAGATTGCTTTTTAAGGTCTGCGAAAGACATTTAGATACCTCGGATTAATTTGGATTTGGGGGATTTGCTTGTATAGTATAACAAGGATTCCATCAAGAGTCAATGTATTGCTTCAAAGCGTCGATGGTCGCTTTCATACTATTAAACAACATCGTCATATCGGTTTCTGGTGGAAAACCCATCATAGCAACCGATTTGCGAAGATTCTCTTTCATCTCAACCGCTTTAGGGTCTTCTGAAAGGGATAACCTAGTATACATCACTTTTTGCTTTTCTAGCAAGTCTGTTAGGATTTCGACATGCTCAAGACGATTCTCTCTAGACATCATACCAAAATCAAAGAGAGAACCATAGATTTTCTCTTGAAGTCTATTAATTTCGTTTAGTTCCTCCTGAATAATTTCGGAGTCAAAAAAATCACTCATTGACTAGATTTCTTAGAATTGTTTTGTATTTGAATACGTTAATATTTATGAAGGGATCATACTTCTTTACTTTTAAACTAACAGTTTCCCAGACAGGATCAGGTAGTTTCTTATCGAAATTTTTTGAGAAATGGAATATTTTGTTGTATATTACGAAATTTTCTAAGGACAATCTCCCGCTTAGAAACTCTTTCAAAATCTTTGGATGACCCTTGGAGCAGTCGAAGAGAGTTTCTAAGTTGTTCTCCAAGAACAATTCGTTGCTTTGTTCTTTGAACAAGTATGTCAAACTCTGATTTTTTTTCATCCACTCTGCGTATACTCTTTCGCCAGAATTGATAATTTCTCCAATCCATAGATTTTGTGGGTTATCGGCGTTTGAAAAATTAGATACTAAAAAATTTACAATTTCATCATCAGAATACTTTCGTGAAGTTTTCTCAAACCAGTACTTATCTTTTCTCTTATTAAAAGAGGATACACTAGCACGGGTCTTTGCTCCGTATTTGAAGAAATCGTATTTTGGATTTGTAAAATGATTTTTTAGTGACAAATAATGTTGGTAAGTTTCAAAGGGTGTCACGATCATAAGGGCAATTTTGCTCTCGATGTTTTCTTCATAAAGTTGAGACGAATTGCATCCCACTTTAAACGCTCTTTCAATGGTTTTGAAACAAGCTTTGTTATAGAGTCTACCTCAAGTTCATTAATTTCACAATAGTGAACTATTGCGTCAATATAATTGAGATTTTCTGATGCTACAATCGATTCTATTTCGATTGCAAATTTTGAAGGTGTCAAGAATTTACTCTCGATTGCCTTTTCTAATTCTTTGTTAGGTTCCATAGAGTTCAAGTTTATCTCCAACAAACTTTCTAATGTACTCGGTAAGGAGTTTAATGTACTTTGATTTGTTTCGTTCTTCATAGACTACACACTCTCCGTTTTCACAAGCCATAATGATTACAAGTTTTTTGACTGAAATACCAGTCAATTCATACAACATACAAGCATATGCCATACATTGCACAAAATAATGATCGATCCACTCTCGTGGTTTCGGTTTTGCTGATGTTTTGAAATCTATTATTGCTAACTCGCCGTCGTATTCAGCGATACAGTCTACTGTCCCTGCAATTCCAAGTTGTTTGCTATACAGGGACCCTTCGAGAGCGTAAATATTATTTATAAGATTCAATTTTGATTTAGAAATCTTAAAAAGAAAATTAGAGATAGGACGTACTGTGGGAAGTTTTTCATTTTTTAGAAAATACTCTACAAGCGTGTGCATATCAGTTCCACGTCCTGTAGCACGTTTAGTGATACGATCCGCTTCTTCATTACCAACTCGCTTTCTCCACTTTACAAAGATGTCCTTATTATAATGACTAGTCACCGAAGTGATAGAGACTAATCGAAGGAGTTCTTCCTCATCGGGAACTTTATAGAATCTAACACCATCAATAGTTTCTCTATCAAGTTTAGGTAGATCTACATCAACATAATTAAACATCAAAAACCAGATTCCATTTTTGCAACAATGTATTCTTTAACAAGTCCAGATCGGACAATGTCATCTACACCAAACTCAATTATATCAAAAGATTCCATTTTACGCAAGATGCCCAGAAAATCTACAATACCATTCTTTTCGTTTGATTTTGTTAGATCAGATTGACGTGCATCACCACAGAAACAAATTCTAGTATTTTCACCAACACGAGTGATAATAGAATCTAGTTCGTGAAAGTTAAGGTTTTGGAATTCATCAACAATTATAATAGCATTATCAAGTGTAGTTCCACGTAAGAATGAAGTAGACCAAAACTTAATAGATTCCTGAGACTTCAGGTTTCCATACAACATTTCAAAGTCTGCATCACTAGGCATCTGGAACATATACTTAACCATATTCTTATATGGAATCTGGTAGATGTCTGCTTTGTCATCATGGTCTCCTGGCAGAAAACCAATCTCTCTAGTTGCTACAAGAGAACGTACAAGGTAGATACGCTCGTAAGGGGTATTTTCATTCAACACATCTTTAAGTGCATTGAAGAGCGTTATAAACGTCTTTCCTGTGCCAGCTGCACCATAAGCAACAATGTGTTTTCCTTCTTGATAAGAATCAAATAAACGTTTTTGATTCTCAGTAAGAGGTTCAATATCAACCAAATATTCCTGACTGAGCGGTTTTTTCCGCTTCATCTGCTTGGTTGTAAGACCAACTCCAATGGGTTGTTCTGCAGATGCTCTCTTTCTTCTAGCCATACTAAATCTTCTTTACTCTTGAACCAGGTGCTTTCGATGCTTTTGTGAGGACATCATTCCATCCAGGATTCCTAGAGATTAGTTTATTTTGCCAATCACCTACTTCCTGGGAAGAAGCACATCCTTTGCTCCAATCTTTATCCCAATCAGGATTGTCCTTGCGCCATTGCTCATAGTTTGCAATGTTCATATTCAATTCTTTTTCTTCCCCAGTTTTGCTGTTCTTTACAGGATATGATGGCATAGTATTAATTCCAAGGTGTTTTATTTAGATCCACTCAAGTGCTTCTGCACAGGTGGGAAATTGTTCAATAAAGATCTTTTTACAACCTTCTGCAAGATCCATATGCTCTTTCTGAGTACCGTTAGCAGTTCTCAGATTTATGTAATGGATCCACGACCTACATGAGCCCGACATATAGATTTTGGTGGGACACGCCAAAGGAAGCACAAAACGAGCACACTCCTTTGCAATTGATGCATCAAGCATCTCTTTGTAGAGTTTCATTCCTTCTTCAAAATGATTCTTCATTTTGATTTGAAATTCTTGTCTTTTAAACGGATCAATATCATCAATGGAATTTTGACGATTCTTGGTATCTTGTCTGCGAAGTTCTGGAAGAGGAATTGTATCCGCAAGCATAGAACTATCAGCATACCGTTGAGAAAATTCTTGATATGTGAAAGATCTATGGCGGAGCACTTGAGCTGCCACACCTCTAGTAGTTTCTAATTCAAGAGTCATAAATGATTGCTCAAACACTGACCAATGATTATGCTTGATGCAGTATCCTAACAATTTTGCATAATTTGGATTCTCTTGATTGTTGGGATTTGACACACGAGCAACGTATGCCATCATTTTCTCCGCATCGGGAGTTACACTAATCAGTTTTACACTCATTTAAATCCTTTTGATACTTTTTTCTCCAATACTGCCAATTCTTTCTCAAGATCTCGCAGTTGTTTTTTCATCTCAATCATCTTGTCTTCTGTATAAAGATGTTGTTGCTTCATCATTCTGCGAAGCAATTTCATATACTTTCTTGCCCGATCAGTCGGGATACCCGTCGTCATCGCTGAACACCTCGTCGTAGTCTGTTTGATAATAGTTAGCAGGGTCATCAAAGTTTTCCTGCGGTGTATAAGAAGCAGGATCAGAATAAACTTCAGTCTTTAAACCATCAACCAAGAGTTCTAGGTTACGAACGATGAGTTTTAGTCGTTCTTTGTCCATAGTAAAGTGGTTACTGTTCTTATTATAGCACAAAAAAAGGGGGGCGAACCCCCCGATTTTAAATTAATTTGCTAGTAGAATTTTACAAATTCTTTTACATGTTCCTTGGTCCTCTTCGCATTCGATTAAACAGTCAAAATAGTCATTTACCAAATCCAATTCTTCGTTAGATTTGGAAAGTACATTTTCGATATGTACCCATTCTGCCAATTGATTACGGGAAATGCGATTATGCATTTTCACCTCCATAGATTTTAATACCATAAGAAGGAATTACTTCATAGGCTAGCCTTAATTCTATACTATGTAGACTACTTTGTGTTAATTCACTAACATTTGTTAATTCGTTACTTAAAGACAAAAAAAGAGAGGGTTATAACCCTCTCTTTAATGTAAGTTAATGAATCACTTAGTATAAGTACGACCACGATAGCAGAATGTACCGTGCGACTCTTTACTTTCTACACAACGAGTATCATACTCAACACCACGATATGAGGTGTGGGTAATCTGTGCGTTGTGAAGTGCAGATGCTTTGTTGATCTGCTGTTTTACCATTTGAAGGGTGTTCATTGTAGTTACTCCTAAAGTAGTTGGATTTTTAGGTCCGTTCCTTTAGTCGTTTGCGTCCCATGGATAGCACTCAGGTGTAGATTCCTTTACGGCTTCTATTAGTTCAATCTTAACTTGGTTGTCAAGATTTTTATTATTCCTCATCCGAAACATAATAGCATCGGCATCAGAACAACTGAGTGATGAATATAAAAGTAATTCAATCATGAGATGAACGGCTCCGTTCCGCGACTTACTTGCGTCCCACCCAAGAGTGGGATGAACGTCAGGTCTTATTATAGACCTTATGCATTATTTAGTCAAGTGTCTCAGTATCAACACAAACATTTTATTTAAAATCCCTACAATCAAAAAAATTGCCGGGGAAATTTACCGACAATTTTGGGAATCACTTCTTCTTTTTGACTTTAGGTGGAGGATTTCCCCACAGTTTAGGGTTGGATTTACCCATACCAAAGTCAATGCTCTTCAATCCAGACTTAAACTTATCATAATACATATCAAAAATACGAACCTGTTTTTGGGAACGTGTTAGATCGTAATGAGTAGTGTCCTCAGAAATATACGTCACTATGAATGCATCATTAGGAGCATCAGTAGTGCTAACTTGTTCCTGACTTCCGTCAGAAACTAGAATTTCACAACCATACTTTTGTTTTAGAAGTTCTTTTTCCGTTGGTGTCCAGCTCATTGACTTTTCTTCTACGGTTGTTTCTACAGATTTTTCTGCAACCTCTTCTGTCATTTCAAAAACTCCATTAAGAACGATTTCCCCATTGAATATCGGGATATGCTTTAGATACTACATCTTTAGTAATTTTATACTTTGTTTCAAGTTTTTTATCTTTTACAAGACAAATAATTTGTGCTTCAAGTGGATGTAGTCCCTGAAGAAGATTAATAAAAATAGTTTCTCTGCGAAGGTTAGTTAAGGATTCATTGCCACCCCTCACAAAATTGTAAAACTTACTATATTCTTTACGAATAGATGTTTTACCTTGATCTTGAGATCCAAGGGAACGACTTCCCATTTCACCCATTTTTGCAACAGCATCTTCAATTTTTTCAGTAAGAGTTCCTTTAAAAGAATCTTGTTCATCTACTGCTGCGTATGGAACATCACCTTCAGGTAAGATGGAAATAATTGACTCATCAAAGTTCCAAATGAAAAGACTTTTCAAACAAGGATGTTCAAATTTCTGAAGTGCCTCAACTTTTTTAGCAACACTTCGCTGTTTTGATGCAATATCAAAAATTTCAAACACAAAAGGATTCGCTGGTAAATCAGGAATTACTTGAGGTGTTTTGGCG